ATAATTCAAGAGCATGAATCGCAGTTCCATCAAAAACCAGGCTATGTCGTTTATCGCCAGCAGATCTTTCTTTAGTAATATCCGCTTTTCTTGGCAAACAATAATCTGAAACCTGCTGCCAATGATTTTCCCAGTTTCTTCTCTTCTCAATAAGTTTTGATAAATTATTCTGTAACTCTTTCGAGAGATCTCTTAATTCTTGTGATTGCATTAATTATCCTAGTAAAGTCTTGGTACCTAAAGTCAGATCCTCATCAACGCCTTTTGTCGAAGTTAAAATTGTAGCTCTCCGACCTCTTCGTGAAATTCCGACTCTTTTTTTATCATCCATTTCAGCTTTTGTTGGTCCTCTAGGTTCTTGTTTTACTGCTTCACGTTGAACCTGTTGTGGTGGTTCTTCGTAACCTATAGCTTTTTTTACAAATCCTCCCATATTAACCTCCTAATAAACTTTTTTGATGTGTTTCAGCTTCTGTTGTTAAGCCTGTTCCGCCAGTTAAAATTGTGCTTCTACGACCTGTTCTTGAAATTTCAGCTGATCTTAATTTTTCTAGTTCAGCTTTTTCTCTTTCAGCATCTTCAAATGATGGCACATCTTCTGTGCTTGGTAATTCCAGTTGTGGAACTGGCATGGCTGGCATACTTGGAAATAAAAAACTCATAATATATTGTACCTATTGTCTGCTATTGCTTGTTTGTGTTTATTAATTATTCGCTCTTCGTTAAATCCAGTTGCTAAAACTCTCATGGCATCGCAAGCGTGGCTTGAAAAATCATGAACTGGTTTCAGCTTAAAAATCCTCTCCTTATCACTAAATTTTCTGTGATAGTGTCTGAGCGCTGTTATTAATTTAGAACAGTTATCCGTATCGATATAACATCGAGGCAACAGTATTTTAACTGCATGGATTCCATCCTCGATTTTAACTCGTGGAGCTATTCTAAAATTTATCTTCATTTGGTAAGCGACTTCTCTTAAACTTTTACCGCTGGCAAATGACGTTTGATCCAAATCGTGAGGACCTAAATGTTTGTCATAAACATAATCTTTTTCTTTTAAAATCTGAGCATAATGAGGAAAAGCAAAATTCCGATCTTCCACATAATCAATAATGTTGATTGCGTGTCCAACATTCTGAAAGAAACAAATTGCCGTAGAATCTGAAAAACCTATATCCCAGGCTGTCGAAACAGGATAACCTGGATCGTAAGGAACTCGACCTAACTGTTTTTTGTCATCCAAAGTGGAAATAATACTTCCATAAATGCTGCCAGAAATATTACCAATAAAACTACATTCAAATTCTTGATTGTATTTTTCGTCTCCCATGACCGCTCTTGCAGTCGCTAATTCGTCATCGCTAATAATCTTTGTTTCGGAAGCCTTGCTTCTATAAAGAAACCATTTAGGACTAGCTTGAGCTTTTTGATAATAATCGTAAAAAAGGTTATTCATGCCTTGAGGTGTTCCGCAAAGAACCATGAATCCTTTTCTGTCACTAAGCGCTGGTATGATAACTTCATCAATGAGAGCAGGTTTAATTTGTGCTGCCTCATCAATAATACAGCCATCCAGATAAATTCCTCTAATCGAATCTGGATTTTCAGAACTTAATAAAGTGATCCTGGCTCCATTTAATAAATCACATCTTAATTCGGTTTCGTTATATTTGGTTCCAGGAATATCTTTTGTATAATATTTTAAATAGTCAAAAGCGATTTTCTTGCATTGAGAAAATGTTGGCGCAACATAAGCATACCTCGGATTAAAATGCTTGTTCGTCATCGCACATTTAATCAGCTGGTTGATGCACATTACTGATTTTCCCCAGCGCCTGTGATTACATAAAAGACTCCAACGAAACTTATCTAAATTCTTATGAACGTAAGCCTGCTGTAGTCGAGGCGTGTACGGAATAACAACTTTCATTAATGAATCGTTGGTGGATCCGTTAAATGCGAATATCGCATCTTAATTTTTGCAAAAACAAAATCGGCAAATTCCTTTAAATCATCATGATGCTCAAAGCCAGAAAAGTTTATAACTAACTCGTCTCCAAAAGTCGTAAAGCTTATTGCCGAAATATTTTTAAACTTATTTTTTATGTATTTGTCCGCTTTTATATCCATAGCCTTCTTCTCGATTGCTCCATCTTTTTTGCCAAGACCAAGTATTCATCTTGGAGCTAAGACGTTCTATAATTTCTAAAATGTGATCAATGACTTTGTTCATTTTCTGCCACCAATATTGCTTTTGCTATTTCGTAGGCAATCTCTGGTACGATGGAATTACCTAACGCTTTAATTCTGTTTGCTCGATTTTTGTCCAATTCGTAGGATATGCCATCAGGAACTCCACAAAGTTCGGATTGAGCTTCCCACCAGGTTTGTTGTTCATCTTTTCCATTAAAGCATCCAGACGAACTCCCCATTTCTGACCTGTTGTGTTTGACTGTCGGTAATACTTTCCGTTTTTCTCCACTATCGTTCCGCTGCCACCTTTCCAATCTCTTGAACTTGGAGTTGGATAATTCTGTTTTTCCAGATACAGCATCGCATCCGATAGCTTTGCTCCGAACGTCATTTCTGGCTTGTTCTTCTTTCGAAGAATAAATCCGCCTGACTTCGTTCTCTCCACTCTGTTCGATTGTTCTCCGCCTTCCTCGCAACCTACCGTTGGAGTTGGATACATCTTGACTGCTGTTGGTAAATCCACTTCCATTCCTTTGTAGCTTCTGCCTGAACTTCCTTTCCAATCTCTTGCTTGAGGAGTTGGATACGTTGCATCCGATGATCCAGACTCTTTTTCTTTGGTGCCATGCGCCGACACCGCTAGCTGGAATAATAAGACATTGGACCTGGAAGCCTTCGCTTTCCAAATCTTTTTGTATCTGCTGCAAGACTTTACCTTCGGAGATGTTAACAATGCCTTCAACATTTTCTCCAACAAACCATCTTGGTTTTGTTTCGGCAATAACTCTAAGAGTTTCATCCCAGAGGTATCTATCGTCATCGGTTCCTTTTCGCTTTCCAGCGATTGAGAACGGCTGGCATGGAAATCCTCCAGTAACGACATCTGCTTGGATGTCTTTGAGATTTCTGATCTCGTCATAAATTCTAATATTGTTCCAATGCTTTTTTAAAACAGATTGACAAAATTTATCTTTTTCACAGAACGCTATGGTTTCGAAAGCTCCAGTCTTTTCAAAGCCTAGAGAAAAACCTCCGATGCCTGAGAACAAGTCTAAGAGTTTAAGTTTGTTCATGTGTTTGTGTGTGGTTGATCGGTATATAATGTTATAAGTCTCGGCGGTCTATTTTCGGTGTATGGTCCTACTTAAAAAACACTTTTTTTTCCGCTGTAGCTTTTCGACAGATGTCAAGACCTGCGCTCTACCAAGAAAACACCTTGTTTATTTAAGCTTTGGTTCCGTTGTGGTTCCATTTCAGCGACATATATAAAGAACGAACCTTATGATGATACTGCAATCGTTTTAATGGCTGCCTTCTACCGAACTATCTGCTTGTAATCTCTCCAACTCATTATAACTCTTGTCTGGATTTGTCTTAGCCAACTCATGCAGCTTAGGACCAGGAGGAGTTACATTAATCTCATTCTCAAAAGTCTTGTCTTGATCTGGAACCTTCCAAGTGATTGAAATGTTGGTGTCTTGTTTGATTTCTTGTTTGTCTCCATATATTCCAATGAGCTTGGAAGCTAACCATCTGAAGTGTTGCAATTTGAGATTCACTATATAAGCGTCTCTCGCTGTACAATTCTCCAATTCTTCCACCATCTTATCAAGATAGGTTTGAGCGCCTATTCGGCGAGCTGTTATGATCTTATCAGCAAACGATTTGTCTGTTTGAATCCAATTGTAAATTTTAGATAAGCTTGGCATTTCTTTTGATTTGCAAATGGAAGTCAAAGGTTTGCCATGCATTAACTGATTAACAATAGAACTTGATAGCTCTGTAGTGAGCGGCAATTTTTTCATAATTTATGTTTTTGAGATTTTGTAAACTTCTTAATTTTCCTTGAAAACTTGTAGGACCTTTAGACCAGCCTCCATGAATACGGCATCTTATCTTGCCGTTTTTACAAAGTATGCCTTTGCCTCTGCAAGGTCTTTTACCTTGTTTGGTTAAAGTCTGGCATTTAAGTCTTGGTCTGTATTGATTTAGATACACTAAACTAAACTGTTTTGAGAAAAAATAAAAAAGAGAAAAAAAAAATAATTGATACAGCTATTCTTAAACAGATTAATCAAAACAGCTATGTTTAAATTATACACCTGTTCGATTATTTGTCTAGTCTCTAAGATTTTCTTATGTGAAAAAAAATAATTTTATTTTGATGATACTAAATTCGATAGTAAATTCTGTCTAATTTGTCAAATGATATATTTTTCTTAACTTTATGTGCCAACAGTTCCAAGATCCTCTTATATTTATTCTTTAGAGTTGTACGATGAAATCCAAAATGTTTTGCAAGCTTGGTCCATTTGTGATGTGAAGCTCTCATCCAGAGCAAACGTCTTGCCATTATAGGATCTTGAGCAACATCTTTTTTAATCATCAGCAACAGATCAATTACAAATTCATATCTAGTAATCTGTTGTGGCGTAGCTCTGAGTTTTAAATTTTTAATATAATAACCAATATCTTCCTTGTCATAGCTGGTTTCAATTAACTGGTACATCGAAGGACAACTCCTATTGCTTGGCTTGGCTAAAAATTTTTCAACATAGACAGCATCCTCTAAAAGCCTTTGGATTTGATATTCTAAATCAATTTGGTTTATTATTGGCTGTAGCTGTACGATGTTCTTTTTCATTCCTTAGAATCCATGGATATTGAAATTGACTTTCATGTAATTTATTTAATTGTTCGCTGGATAAACTTCTAAGCTTGTCAGCTAGTTCAAATTGATCCAGTTTTGGATAAAGAATGAGTTTTTTAATTTTACTGTCCTGGTTACTTTTTAAATAACCGCTAAGATTTTTCCAACCTGCAGCTGCTGAATGTTTACGAAAACCTATCGAGTCAAGAAATTTCTTATGCCTTGGCATGTCAAAGATTAAATAATGTGGACCATCCTCAATCGTAAAAAGTGGAGATCCATCAATAATGATTTTAGATAACCTTCCTAAAGATTCTTTTACCTGAGGTACCGATAAAGCAAAATGTCCAGCAACATCATTAATGCGGACATAAGCTGAAATCTTTTTAATATTAAAATTAGCACATAAATATTCATAGATCCTGTAATCAAAATGACTAACCTTATTTTCCGTTAAAACTTTAGTGTCTGCTATTGAAAAGTTTTTCATAATCTGCTTGTCGTTTAAATGGTTTTTTTCTTATTTTGTATTTAAAGAATGGTTTGTTGGTACAATGAGGATAATGTTCTTGCTGCTTAAATTCTAAATATTCTACCCATTCATCCCAGGATAAAAAAGTTGGCAGCTCCTCCCAGGCAGGTTTGAATGTTGGCGAAACTTGCTTAACTTTTACGGATAAAACATTTCTGTTTTCATCGCATTTATACCAGACCAACCAGCCAGGAACTTTAAGAGCTTCTGAGACTTGAGTTAAAACCTTAATATTCTTTTTTTGGAAATCTTTTATTGATGAATAATTGTTGTCAAAAATGAGATCTGCAACAAGCAGTATTTTTGAGCAGGAAATACAGGTAGCCAGTTTATCGAGGTCGTAATAACTAATCCCATCATGACAGGCTCTATGCTGTATAGAATATGGCGCAAAATACACTCTTTCTCTTTCGGCTGGCATACTGAGAATCACATTACGTGGCATATTTACTGCTTTATAACGAACCTAGATTAATTGTCAATATTCTACAAATTGTAGAATATGATTGACTCTATATAAGTGTTTCTGATAAAACCTTATTATTATGAGTAGTAAAATCTACGAATTAGAAAATCGGCAACTGACTTTCAATTACCCCCCCCCCCAATCTGGAGACACCATGTTAGAAGTTGAAGGAGTTAGAGAAGATAAGCTTAACTGGGATAATTCAGCAGCAGAATTAGATAAGTTTTATATCTTAAGACAGCCAGGACCAACCATATTAAGTGTTGGTAAAGCTGATGTTAAATTTACATATAAGAATCACAAAAAATCAATAATCATTTACGGTCCAGAAGATGCAGTTTTTGACCGAGCCATGATGATTATTCAAAGAAAAAAAAATCCAGTAGTTGCAGGAAAAATGCAGCAAGAGTTTATCGACAAGTGGAAAAAAGCTGCCTATCACAAATTCTCATC